ATCGAGGTTGTCCAATACGGTCGGATCGACGGCGGAAATCTGGCCGGCGAACGAATAGACGCGCTCGATTGCGCCGATGGAAACGGCCTGCTGCGCCTGGGCCAGCATGGAGGTGTACTCAACATTGAGCTTCATTCCGTGCAGTTCGGGCGGCGGCGGCGGCAACATTCGGTTGCGGTTCATGATCGCATAAGCGCGGTCAATCGTCGGCTCTAGCTGGCCGTTATAGACGTTCTCAAGAACAGGGCCGAGTTGCAAAAGCTTCTCTTCCTTGCGCTCGCTGATTTCCATGTCATTACGCGGCTGTATGCCTTCCATCTGCGAGATAGCAAAGAACAAGTCAGCGTACATCGTTGTTTTGACGCGCTGTTGTACTTCGCTAATATCCTCGCGTAGCTCGCCAAGGTCAAAGTTGACCTCGATAGCAGGGCGATAACCCTTGCCGGTCGGATCATCTACATAGGTGATTGACCCAGGCAGCAGCGACGCGGGGTTGTTCTTCATCGACATAGGCCCGGTCATTGGCGGCCGAACCTTCTTGTCTATGCCTTCCAGCTTCCGCATTTGCTCCGTCTGGAGCATCTTCACGTCCCCGAGGGCGATCATTGCCGGCGACAGGGAATAGTGATCGTCCGCGCTGATTTCCCACGGCGGGGCGATGATTGGGTTTTCGGGGAAGCCGCTCTCTTCCAGGAGGACATTGCCGGCACGCTCATCAAGCCAGTAATTGGACAGGAACGGCATGTTCTTCTTGTCGATCTTGCGCGGATCGCGATTGGCGCGCGGCTCGACGGCGTGCCACACGTCGAAAAGATCGCTGTACTTGTTCGAATTGTAGAGCGTTTGAAGACGCTCGCCGACGTTCGCCCATCCGAAGCGCTCAATGATGCGCTGCACAGACCAGCGGAAAGTGCGGTAAACTGTGGTTGCCCTGCCCTTGTGATCGCGGGCAAGCCAGAACTGACCATGAACCAACTGGATCATGCGGATTGTGTGCTGCTCGTCCTCGACAAGAAGGCCGCACGATTGGCCGTACTGTCCCAGGTCACCATATCCGAGGTGGAAGGCCGTATAGACATTCGACTGGCGAAACAGCTTTCGCATGCGCGCCTCGACATCGGCCAGATAGACCTTGACCGGGCCGAACTTCTTGAGCCCGTCGTCAGCCGGCGCGAGCTTGAACCAAGGGCGAGCAGGCGACGTTAGGCCCGAGTGCATCCCGTTCTTGAGCGTCGATAGCGAGAATGTGCCCGTGCTATCCAGGATTTTGACGCGGCTTGACGGGCGCTCATTGCGCGCAGTTAGGCGAAGGCGTGACGGCTCGATATAGTCAGCCAGCCCGCGCCATTCGCTTTCCCACGGATTGCGCACCGCGCGGAGTTCTTCCACGCGGCGGCGATGATAGGAGATTTGGCTCTCCTGGAGTTGGTTCATTATGAGTTGAACCATGTCAGTTACCCAGGAGCGTTTTCTTAGGCGCGGCAGCGTCGCCGGCAGCGCCAGTAAGAACCGTGCCGCCCGAGGTTGATCCGGTCAGAGCAGGCGCGGCAGTCTTTGCGCCCGACGTTACGCCCGTTGGCGTGGTCAGAATGGTGTTGCTGCCAGACCTGATTTGGTCCTGCGTTCGCCTGTCCTGGGCGTCTTCGGCCGTCGAATAGTCGGGCGTCTGCGCCTGGGCAGGCTCGGGCGTGTTGACAGCCTGATTTACTGCCTGCTGGCTCGGGTTGTCGTTGTGAGGCATAAGAAAGCCCATGGGCGCATATCCAATCAATTGCTTGCGTAAGGGTCGTAATCGACCTGTACGGCGTGATGGTTGTCGTGGCCGATTGGCGTCATGCGCTTGGCGACCGGCTCGGCGAACGTCAAAGCGAGCGCGTCCGCATCGTTCGGCGACGGGATGCCGCGAGCCTTCATGTCTTCCTTGCTTTCCAGCTGGATTTTGCCGTCAAGCTTCGGGACTGTTTCGGGATTGGTTAAGTCCGAATAAAGCGTCTCGTTCTTCGGATCGATTGCGCCGCCCTGCTTAAGCCAAAGCTTCATCATGCCCCACATCTCGGCGCGCTTGTTCACATAGCCTGGATTGATCGCCTTGCCGCTGAACCAGATCAGCCGCCAATTGCGGCCCATGACTTGGCCGGCCGAATAGATGCCGGTTCCGTAGCCCGCATCGATAAACACGGCGTCGGCTTGGTGTTCGACTTCCAGGCGCGCAATGAGGCTTGCAACGTGAACGTCATTGTCGTTCTTCGGGATCGTCAATAGGCGCTGTGAATAGAGCCCTTGGCGCTTGTAAACCACTAGGCTATCGTCACCCGTCCAAGCTGGATCAACGCCAAGGATAACGGGAGCGAAACTGTACTGCTCTTTGCGGAGGTGAACTTTCTGTGCGGCGTCTACGTCGTCGGCGCTGATAAACTGCATTGCTGATTGGCTCGGGAATTGGCCGCGCACGCGAACCTTGACGATATCGCTATCCTCGCCGTTGTCGTCCACTAGCTGTTGAAGGAACTTCTTGTTCGTGCCTGGGACCGTGCGGCTATCGATTTGCCGGCCTACCCAACGATGGCGGAATTTGCGGAAGCACTCGCGGAAACGACCAGTGTTCCGCGTCGGGTTGCCGAAGGCTATCCAAATGATGATGGTGTTTTCGTCGGTAAGCGCGCCTTCCGCGACTTCCCAAACCTTATCGTGTATCTTCGAAGCTTCATCGAACAAGAGAACGATGATTTTCCCCTCGTTATGAAGGCCGGCGAAAGCTTCGGTATTGTGTTCGCTCCAGGGAATGAAATCCTGTCGCCAAGATTCGGTGCGGCTCGGGTCTTTCGACTTGATGGACATCGTTTGAACGTCGAACCAATGCGACGTTATCGACGTGCGAAACCATTTGCCTATCTCGGGCGCTGTCTTGGTGCGCAACTGGCCTTCCGTGTTGGCCGTCGTCACGATCTTGCAATCAGCGAAACAGGACATCGCCCAATTGCTAATCATGCCCATCTTGGCAGACTTGCCGATCCCGTGGCCGGAAGACACGGAAATGCGGAGCGGCTGAAAGCGTGTTTCAGGGTCCGCAAGATGCGCCTCAATAATGCTGTCAATATCGTCCTGCCATGGGCGCGGGCCGGTGTGCTTCGCAAGCTCGCCTTGGCCCCAATCCCAGGCAGCGCGCGCCCATCGTGACGGCTTGTATCGATAGCGAGCCGCCATCGCTATGATTTCGTCGTTCGGATCGCTGGCGGGCTTAGCCATTGGCGTCACCAATGCACGCATAGGAGCAGTCGAGGGATTTGGCCCCTCTGGACTGCCTATGTGCCTTATGTTGCTGGCTTTTGTGGTCGAGAGCTTTAGCCATGGCCGCCGCCGTCGTTGGCCGTTATCAGCATCGAGCGCAGCACTTCCACCATTGCCAGCAGATCAGCGCGCCGCCTTGGCGTGATAGGATCAAGCTCGCCATAGAACGCCGGCCCGTCGCCATCATCCTCGCCAAGAGCGTTGACGATATCGCGCAGTAGATCGGTTCCCCGGCAAAGCAGAAGGCGACGGCCTCGCACATTCCGAATGAGGCGGCGCTGCTCATCTAGCGTCATTCCTCGCCCTCGCTTTCGGCCGTGGCGCGACGGTGAGCGCGTTCGAGGCGTGCGGCGAGAGTATCCAGGCCCTTGACTTCAATCGTGTCCTGGAAGGCATTGACGGCAATGTGCTTGCCGATCATTTCGAGGCGCTTGACGCGATCCGACAGACGGACCTTGCGCACGAAACCAACGCGCTCTTTGCCGTTCTCGCCGTCCGCGAAAATCTCCTCAACATCGATCCCGGCGACGAGACCTTGACGCCAGATCAAAGGCCATTCGTCTACAGGCAGCAAAGAGCCGTCATCAGCGTACAAATCTGCAAGATCAGCGTCGGCTTCATTAGCAAGCCGTTTTAGTACCCAATCCGCGTTGATTTCTGTGCGTTCTGCGCGTGCTTCCATCGCGGTTGCAATCGCTGTTTTAATCTTATGATCGTTCAGCAATCGCGAGCCGGTTACGTGCGCAGATGCAGCGCTATAGCCGCAACGAATAGCCGCGTTGGTAGCGTTCAAATCAACGAGATATTCACGCACAAAAATGCGCTGTTTACGGTTGAGATTGTCGTCCTCAATAACAGCGTCGTTAGCGTCTTCATTAGCCATGTCGTTAGCCTCTTGTTATCGAGGCGACGAATACCGGCAGACAGTTGTTGTGCTGATGTTGCGACCCTGTTGCTAGCTAAGTGCTTGAAAGTGTTGGGCTAGTGTGCCCTAGTGTAAGCCAAACCATAGCTAAGTCATTGAAAGTGTTAGGTATGAGGGGTGCAGGGCATAAACCTTTTACATAGGAAGAGGCCAGTGTGAACAATGGAGCTTGATTGTTCACTCGATTTCTCGCGTGTAGGAAGGTTTTTGACCCCTAACCCCTCATACCTAACACTAACAATGACTTAGACCCGATTTCACAACCACTAACCATACACTAAGGGTACACTGCTAATATAGGGATTTTGCAACTAACGCACGATCCACAACAATTCTAACTAAATTTATGCATTATGAATGTTGCGCATTGCGACGTGGTGCGAACAATGCGAGAAAGGCAACGCAAGCAACAATGGAGCCCCACTCTTGTCTATTTTCTCATCATCCAAGCCCCGCACAATCAAGCAGCTACGCGCCGCCCTGGAAGCGGAGACAGCCCGCACTATGGCGTTGTCGGTCGCGCTGGAGACCGAGCGCAAAACCATCAAAATCAAGCAAGGCGCAATCGACGCATACCGCGCCGAAATTACGACGTTGAACAGGCAGTTACGCGACAGCGTGAAAGAGAACGACATTCGCCGAAACAATGAGACCAAATTGGCGAAGGATTGGCACGACAGCAAAGCCGTTATTTCGCGGCTGGAAATAGCGTGCGACAGGCGGGATAAAACCATCGCCGAAAAGTCTCAGGAAATCGCCGATTTGAATAAGAACAGAGACGCGCTTTTCGTCATCATCGGCAAGCGTGAAAAAGAGTGCGACAAACTAGCCGCTGAATTGGCCGACAAGATCGCCGAGAACGGCAAGCTTCATGACAAGATTGCCGGCCTGGAGGCAGCAAACGCCAGACAGTACGAAATGCTGAACGACGTTTGTCCTCGCCTGGAGGCCGCAGAGGCGCAGCGTCATAACGCCCGCGTCGAGCTTTCCACGGTATGGGAAAAGCTCTGTACCCTGATCGCCGAGCGGGACGGAGCTAAGGCACATGCCGGGAAGATCGGCGACCGGCTTGGCGAGGCCAGGAAGCGCGCCCAGGCGGCCGAGGATCGCGTCTTGAAGCTGGAAGAAATGCTTGCAGCCGAGCAGCGCAGCCATGAGCAGGCAGGCGCAAGCGGTGACGCATGGCGCGAGGAAGCCGAGGCAAGACAGCGCCGCGTTCTGGAGCTTACCCACGAGCTTATCTTGCTCCGTCGCACAGGCGCGAAGACCGCGCAGGCAATCGTTGCCAGCCGCGCCGCCGATGAAGCCAAGCTCTTCGCGGCAGTGTCCGCCCCGCTGCCTAGCGTCATCAGCATGCACAACGCTGAAATCATCAAGCAGGTTGCCGAGGCGTTCGCTGTGCCGTCTCTCGTGACGCCTGGAGAGTGAGCCATGCAGGCGCAAAACATCTTCTGCAAATTCTCCCACAACGCCAGCGCACAGGGCGCAGGCAACCGCGTTCGCCTCTACACCGGCCCCGACCAGACTTATCAGTCTGGCCGTGGGTTCGTTGATATCGACGTGTGCGACCGGCACGAGACGATTATCGGCCTGATATCCATTGGCGAGTGCATTATTCACGTCATCACGGATCGCCACGTCTATGAGCTTGATGCGCATCGCGGACCTATCGAGGTCCGTAAGATCGCACCAACCCTTGACATGGTATTCCGCCGCGCGAGCGATCCGAACAGGCTCCACAGGATGCCCGAGCGCTTCGCATAGCCAGCTTACCAACGGCAAACAGAAAGGTACTTTGCCATGAAAATGAAACTACTCCTCGCCATCGGTATCGGCTTACTCGCCACCCACGCAAGCGCCATGAGCGTCGCCAGCGTCGCGCATGTGAGCGTGGCCCACGTCAGCGCCGCCCACGTCAGCGCGCCGCATGTGAGCGTGGAATCTGCCGTCCACGCCGTCACCGCCGAGCATGTGACCGCTCCGGCCGTCGCCGCACCGATTCCGAGCCCTCGCCCCTTGCCGGGTGTCGCCGCAACCCCGGCAGTGTTGAAGCCTCAGGATTTCAGCCAGCCGGCCGCGCACACGCCGTTCTACTGGCGTTGGTGGTATCTGTATGGCCCGCATCACGAATGCCGCCAGGACACGCCCCAGGAATTTGATAAGTGCGTCCATAAGTAAATAAGCTTGCCCGTAGTGTTGCTGTTTTCGCATTCTGTTGTTGACGCATAAATTTATGCACGCTATAGAATGTGGGAACAGCAACATTCACAACGGGTTTCCGCAATGCGCTTTACCAAGACTGTCAATATTTGGAACCTCTCCCCGGCCGAGCGCGCAAAGCTCCAGATAGGCCAATGGGTCGAGACAGGTGAAGGCGGCCAACGCGGTCGCTTCTACGGCGAAGGCTCTTCCACCGTCGTGGCGTTCGTAAGCAACGCCAAAGCCTCACGCGATTATCGCGGCTACATGTCCACCATCCACAATTACGGCAAGGTTGTTCGCGCAACCGCCGCCCTCCGCGCCCTCGCAGCTTAAGGAGCCGACCATGCGCTTTGAACGTTTCGCCACCTTTGCAGACATGCAGGCATTTGCCGTAAAGTTCGCCGCCGAGGCGACAAGCGAAGTCATCACCGATTACGGCATCTACACCGACAACGCCGGCCTTTCCTTCCGCCCTTCCGTCATAATATCTTGCGACGCCGAAACCGTCGTCATGCGCTGGAATGCTTTTAGCGATCAGGAAGGCATTGACTTTATGAGCAAGAGCGCACGCCGCGAAGCGAACCAAGCGGCCCAGGGCTTCAACGATCAGGTAAAGGCCGCGCTCAAAGCCGCCCAGGCGCTCAGCCTCACCGCATCCGACGATATCGCATTCTGGACCCTGGAAGCCTGCAAGCGCCCCGACGTTCCGCTTTACAACAACCTCGACATTCCGGCAGATGTTGCCGAAGACATCGACGCGGCGAATTGGTCAGCCGGCATCGGCTTGAAGAACACCACAGCACGCCGCGAGCTATTCCGCGAGAAGCGTGCGGAAGCCTACGCCACGATGTGGCCCGACCACGCGGCAGAGCTTGCCGCAGAGCAGCCGGCCGCCGTCGAGCCGTTCGACGCGGCAAAGGTCAAGATCACCCGCAAGCGTTTCAGCACCACGCAAGGCGAAGTGCTGGTTGAGTACGGCGGGAAGCGCATCGAGCAGTATGGCGATGATATCCGCCTTGAGGGCAACGCATGGACCGGCCGCAATGATGCATACTGGATGAATGTTGCGAAGCGGGAGGCAATCGCACGCGGCATGGCAGGAGCGGCGACGCTGGAAGACTTCCAGTCTATCGGCAGAGGCACGCGCGTAATTCAGCACAAAATCGAACTGATCGAGCAGACGCCGGCCGCGCGGGCTATCGTTGTGAGGAACTGGCCTTATCGAGTTATCGACTTCGCAACGGGCGAGACGATCACGCCAACGACATCGAGCGCCAGGTACTCCCAGAAGATGGGGAGAGGCTGGCGAGCTCCCAGGAAGCAAACGCGCGTCGTTCACGGCCTCCTGCCTATGATCCTCGGTTGCGCTCGAACCATCTACAAAATGGAAAAGATTTGGGGTAACACTCCTCTTACGCACCGTCAGGCAATCGAGCAGGCGCGCGACATGATCCGAGAAGAGATAGGTTTTTCATGAAGAAGGCTTCACCCGAGCAAGTAGACGCCCTGCAACGCATGTACGGCAACACCCACGTAGCAGCGCCGAGGCGAGCGGTAGCAGCGCACAAGGCCGAAATGAAGCGCAAGCTATTCGGCACCTGGGGCGGCTGGTATTTGATCGCCGTCGCCGCGATCTCCGTTGTCATGCTTGGCTTGAACGCCCTGCATCAGATTTGAACGGTCTGCACCTGATTTGAATGGACGCCCTCGGGCGTCTTTTTTTATGCATGCTGTGTTGCTTTTTACGCATCGAAACGTTGACGCATAAATTTACGCATAGTATGTATTGTGCGTTCAGCAACACTAGCAACGGAACGCACCATGCAGCCCCGCCCTACCGAAGTAATCCGCCGCAAGCCAGCCAAAATCCCGCGCGGCCGACGCGTTGACCAGTTCCGCGCCGTCGCCATGCGCGTCAAGCGCCTTTACCGGCAACAGGAGTAACCGCCATGGAAATCGCAATCTTTACAAGCTCGCCGAACAGCCGACGCGTCGTCAAGGGCGGCTTTGACTGCCTGGAGGCGGCCGAACGCTATGCGCTCCAGGAATTCAACATTCTCCATTACGACCGCGACCAGGACACCGACAATTGCGCGGATTTCATTACCAAAACCGGCGACATCTACGTGATTGAGCCCGTCTGATCGGCCCCGGCATCCGGCGTTCGCGCGTCATCACTGTTGCGATTTTGTTGTGATCGCAACGCCGGATATCGGGACTTATCCCAACGGAGATTTTACAGTGAAAAACCACCTCGAAAACATTGGCCTTGTTCTTGTCGGCCTCGTCATGATCGCCGCCCCGATCGCATTCAAAGCGTTCATTTGGGCCGCCGTCGCCAAGCTCGTCTGGCACTTCCTTTGATCAGTCGCGGCAACCTCGTTCGCGGCATCCTGACAGGCTTAGCGCTCCAGGTTGCCGCCGCCGCCATGATTGGCGGTTTCTTCCTCGCCCTCAACAACCAGCTTGCCCACGCCGACCGCGTGAACCAGGAGCGCAACGCCCATGTCAGCCATTACCACCACGTTTGAATTTGAAGAGCTTTCAATCTCGCTTTTCGGGAAGCCCGAGGCCGCCGCCATGTTCCACGGCAAAGCCACCCTGGAGAGCGAAGGCGGGGAATACCGCGAGCAGTTCTATGTGTCGGAGATCGAGCTTGACGGCGGAACGCGCCTCAACCCGACCGGAGCCGGCTATCTCGGTTTCCCGAACGCGTTTGAGTGCGAGCTTTTCAAGCGCATCGCGGCAGTAATCGAAAACGATCTTACCGCCATTGGCAACCACGCCGCCCGCGAATGGGCGAGCCACCTCGAATACATGAAGGAAGCAGCATGAGCGCCGCCGACCGCACCCAACTTTTGCCGCACGAAATCCAGGTCATTCAGGAGTTGAGCGCCGGCAAATCCGCCAAGCAGATCGCCGATATCATCAAGGTCAACAAATGGACTGTTGACCGTTACGTTTCGGCCGCCATGGGCGTTGCAGGCGTCCGCAGTTCTGCCGGCCTTGTCGGCTATGCCTTCCGCGCGGGGTTGATCCGGTGAACGATATCCTGAAAACAGCAACCGAAGTAGTCGGGCCGCTCATCAACCATAACGTAAGGCCGTATCTCATCAAGAACGTTGCCGCCGCGCTCCAGGCCGAGCGCACCCACTGGACCGACCGCCAGGAGATCGAGCGCGCCAACTTCATGGCGGCGGCTGATGACGCTGCCGCAAACGCCTTCGAAATGGGCGAGTTTGCCGAGCGCTTGCGCGTCCTGGAGATCGTCAAGACGTGGCGCGACGGCTTCAAGGGCACCGAGTATTTGCGACAGTCAATCAACCTCATGATTGCGCAGATCATCCCCCCGGCAGGACAGGAGCCCGCAGAATGAAGGCCGCCGATTTTGACGCCCTGGTGAAAGCCATTGGCCCGAGCCCCGATTACTCTGCATACAACAAGGCCATTCGCGAGGCGCGCGAAGCCGTCTATAAGGCAGAGCGGTATTTCGGCGGCCCGGTCAAGATCGCGGCGAGCAAGGCGAGGAGCGGCGGCCCCGGCTCCTATGTCGTGACGCTTACTTTCGCGCCGGCAGACTGAATAGAAAACGCATCGCAGACAATTGACAAAGAGCCCGGCTTAAGCTGGGCTTTTTCTTTTCCAGGCGGAGGGGATGCAATGAAGCGATATCTTGTTTTCGCGGGCGACCGTTTCGCCGCTGGAGGGTGGCGGGACTATCTTTGCAGTAGCGAAGACGCGCAACGGGCGATCCGAGAGGCAGAGAAATCACTGATGGGCGACGAGCTTAAGCGTTGGGCGCATGTGGTTGATACGACGGTAAAAGAAATCGTCTGGATGCGTGGGCTATCAATCGGCTCTGACGACTGATAACATTTTTGATAACACGCCCTATCGAGCCCGCCAGAAGCCCCGCGTTTGCGGGGTTTTTCGCATCATTCGGCCCAATCGATCATTGGCGCTACTGCAAAAATTTTGTTGCGCTGTTTCATGGACTTTCCTTATTTCGGCCGTTGCTTAAGTGTTGCGATCTGTTGCGATGTGTTGTTTTAATAGCGATATTCCGGGTGCGTTTGATGCTGTATTGATAACATTGTTATAAACCCGCAGGACGATGTTATAAATGGGCACCATTGTTTCCCGAAAAAGACGCGATAAGACGACGGCATATCTCGCAAAAATTAGCTTAATGCAAGGCGGCCAAATATACCGCGAGAACAAGACATTCGACAGCAAGCGCGAGGCCGCCGCCTGGATCGGAACCCGAGAGCTTGAGCTTTTGCAGCCTGGAGCGTTCGCCGAGGCGGCCAAGCAAAACGCCACGCTTGGCGACGCAATCACCAAATACATCGAGACGAGCTTGAAGGAGATCGGGCGCACAAAGGCCCAGGTTTTGGCCGCGATCAAGCTTCACCCCATTGCCGGGAAAGAGTGCCAGGACATCGGCTCAACTGAGATCGTCGCCTATGCCGATGAGCTATTGAGCGGTGGCCGCCAGCCGCAGACCGTCGCCAATTACCTTTCGCATCTGCAATCAATCTTCGCCATCGCAAAGCCGGCCTGGAACTATCCGCTTGACGAACGCGCCTTTACCGACGCGCAGAAGGTTTTGAAGCGCCTCGGGAAGATCGGGCGCAGCAACAAGCGAGACACGCGGCCGACGCTAGACCAGCTTGCGGATATCATGCTGCTGTATTCGGAGCGGCAAAATTCATGGGAGGATATGACGCCCATGACCCATATTATAGCGTTCGCCATCTTCTCTACGCGCCGCCAAGAGGAGATTTGCCGCATAAGGTGGGATGACCTGGACGAAAAGCGCAAGCGCGTTCTGGTGCGCGATTTGAAGCACCCAGGGCAGAAGAAAGGCAATGATACGTGGTGCGATTTGCCCGACCCCTGCCTAGACATCATCAAGGCGATGCCGCGCATAGATGACCGGATATTCCCGTTCAATCACCGGACGGTCAGCACGAGCTTTACGAACGTCCTAAAATTCCTGGAGATCGACGGTTTGCATTTCCACGACTTGCGGCACGATGGAATTTCCCGCCTGTTCGAAATGGACTATTCAATCCCGAAGGCCGCCGCCGTCTCGGGACATAGGTCATGGAATAGCTTGAAGCGATATACGCACCTGGACCACTCGGGCGACAAGTACGCGGGATGGCAATGGCTACCAGAGGTAACGCGAGAGCCTAAGAGCGGCTTCCGCCCGCCAGAGAAGCGGGCGAAAGTTGGCAGATGGGGGAAAGAGGCCCGATCAGCCGGCGACGCTCGCAGCAACGTCAGCATAGGCGGCCGAGCGCGCGGCGCTGTTGTGCCTGGACACGACCAGGGCGGCGGCAATCCCGGCAAGGGCGAGCCCGAGGGCAACCCAGGCCCAAGGGTGGTCAAGCGTCGTAGCGCCGGCCGGAACTGAGATAGCGCCGCCTGTCACGATGCCACCGGCCGCGCTCGATTTCGATTTTGCCGCCGCGTCTGCCTTGGCGCTTTCATCGAGCAGAGCCGCCTTTGCCTCGGCCGGCGTCTTGACCGTGGCAAGGTACATCGCAACGCCCTTTGCCTCGACATTGGCGACGCGGGCCGACCAGCCGCCCTTGAAGGTATTCCAGATTTTCAGGCCATGCAGGTAGCCCAGGCGCTTTGCGCAGATCGCCTTGATTGTCGCCTGCACGTCGCACGCCTGGACAGCGGCCAGCGTTTGCGGGCCGAACGCGCCATCAACCTGCCGACCGACTGAGGCTTGCAAATCCTTGATCGCTCGCCACGTGCCAGAGTTTACGCCATAATCCCAGGTCGCAAGGTCAAGGCCGGCCGGCAGATCGTCGCCGCGTACCACGTCCCAATACTTCGCTTTGTAGATCGGGCTCACGTCAGCCACGGTCAGCGAAGCAATATCGAGATTCGGGAAGGCGGCGGCCGATATGCCGTACTTGCTGCCTTTCAGCGTACCTTTGCCGACAGCGCCGCCCGTCCAGTTGCCAGGATCGCTTTTGATGGTCGAGAGCGTCGAGCCCTCATAAACCAGCGTGATACCGAGGCAGTTTGAGAAATTCGTCTTTGCCATGTTTTGTTGCCTTGAGTGGTTAGAACACGGCAACTATCCGGCCCGATGGTTGTCCCCATCGAATAACCCGGCGCGGAGACTCCTTACCGATCAGGCTTGAGAGATCGGTCATAAATGCCCCTTATCGTCCTGGAAGACAGGCGCGGCCCCGCATCACCGGGTTAGGCTTCATTCGGCCGCGTAATTTGGGGAAATCAAGATGAGCTAGAGGCCGCGACGGAATGAGCCGTTCGCGGCCTTCTCATTGTCAGAACACGTCTTCCATCTTGATTTGCTCGCCCAGGAGCGCGAGGCCCATAGCCAGCCGGCCGACCGCATGGCGGCGCACCTGGACGCCAGGAACCGCCGCGAGCTTCTGAACAAAGACCATGATGGACGGCAGGAAGCTTTCCTTATGGCCCTCGCCCACGGCCCAGGACTTGAAATCCTCATAGAGCTTGCCCGTTCGCGGCCAGCCGCCGTAAGGCGCTTCGTCGGGCTTCTCACAGCGGGTTTCTAGCCATTCGTTGATAGGATCAAGCTGCATCCATTCCTTGAGCGCGACCTCAGAAGAGCCAGGAATGGTATAGCCGCCGTTTGCCTTGAGCCGTTGCGCGCCGCCGACCGCGAAGCCCAGGAGTAAATGAAGCTCCTCAGCCTCAATGCGCTCCAGGATATCGGAAATAACCTCATCATCGGGGATCGTCCGATTAAACTGGACCACGACAAGGCGGCGTTGCAAGCCGCGATCAATGCCGCCGTTGAACGACGGCAGCTTGTTAGCCGTGAACAGATGGACGGCGCGCGGCTTGAAGGTGAAGGCCGATGAATACAGGTCGCGGGCTTCAACCGGCTCCCCGGTCACGACGGTCTTAAAGATTTCTCCCGAGATACCGGCCGCCGAGATTTCGTTTGCGACGTTCGCGGCCTTGCCGGCGAGGTTGATAAGGCGCTTGTCGTCGCTCAGATTGGCGGGCGTAATCGCCGAGACCGCGCCTTTCGGCAGCAGGCATTGCAGCAGGCCGGCGATTGTTGACTTACCGTTAGACGCGGTGACGCCGTGGAAGATGAAAGCCTTTGGCTGCTTTAGCCGCGTCGCCAGACCGAACGACGCCGCGCCCATGATCTCGCCTATCAGGTTTACTTTGTCTTCCGCGTCCGGATCGCCGAGGACTGCACCATAGAGGAGCTTGTGAAGCAAAGAGCCCTCGGGCGGTTTAGTCGGGGTTTCTGTGCCGAATTTCGCGTCAATCGTGAAGCGAAAACGATCATCCGGATTATGCTCTTTGAGCGTGATAGCCCCGAAGTCAGAGACGAACACGGAACCATTCAGGGTGTTGACGCCGACCGCCGACCGCTCGAAGAAATCCGGCCGTGTGATCTTTGTCCCCATTTCGGCAATGACGCCGCTAATCATGCGGCTCGACAGCTTGAGCGGGGTTTTGTCCGCGACCGGCACGCCGTCGAAGCCATGGCAAGCAAGCCTCAAATTGTGGTCCTCTACCTCGTGCCACGCGTCCGGACCATAGGCCCATATCTTGCCTTCCGCCTTGACCAGAGCGCCGCCAGCCGCCTTGCTAAGGTAGACCAGGAACGCGCCGGAAAGCTCGACTTCGGAACCGTATTCAACGCCGCCGAAGTAGCGCGGCATGTTCTCAGCGATGCCGGCAACGCCGGTTGTCAGTTCACGCTTGATTTTCTCGGGCGCTAGATCGTCGTCAGGCTCGGGCACGAGTTCGGCCGGCATGATTTCCCCGGCAGGTTCGGAAGGCTCGCCAGCGGGCAACGTCGCCGGCTCGGGCTCCGGTCCGGGCTCCGGCTCCGGATCAGCCTCGGGCGGCGCGTACTCGTAGACGGTCTCTTTCATGAATGCCTTGAGATCGTCCAGGCCCCAGCCATCGGCTATAGCGTCGGCAGCATCCCAGCCCTTCGGGAAGTCAGCCCCAAACACGTTCATGATTTTGACCGTGCAGCCGAGGGCGTGCAGGATCGCGGCGATTTCAAGCGCCGTAGCGCGCCCAGGTCCGTCAAGATCGGGCCAGATGATGACCGATTTGCCGGTGAGCGGCGACCAGTCGGTATGCTTGACGCCTTGCGTTCCCCCCGCCCAGGAGACACACGGCCTTTGCATCATGTCTTGAAGCGCGTCTTTGCACTTCTCGCCCTCAAGAATGATGACCTGTTTCGCCTTGAAGCTATCGAGCGTGTCCAGGCCATAGAGCGGGCGCAGCTTCGGGAACGGGAACCGCGACCAGCATTCGACGCCATCAGGCAGGCGAACGCGCATGACCATAGGCGTTTCTTTCCCGTCCGTCATATCGTGCCGCAGCACGTAGCCGAACAGCGAGCCGTCAGCCAGCCGGTAAGGGTGGACAAGCGACGGCTTGAAACCGCCCCATTCCGTCCGCTCGCCCTTGCGCTTCGGATTGTAGAGCCGAACAGGAGCGCCGACTTTCAGCGGTTCACCATCTGCCGGGATAATCTCGATATCCGCGTAAGGGTCGATATGCTCGATAGCGGGCAGCGGAGTGTTGCGCGCCTCGCCTTTGCCGTCGCCGTCGATAATGCGGATTGCCTCGGGCATCGAGACGCCGCCCTCAATGCGCATCACAAAACCGATAACGTCGCCATCAGCGCCGCAGCCTTGGCACTTGAAGCGCTCGCTTATCTTGCCCTGATAGACCTGGAAAGACGGGGACTTTTCATTGTGGAACGGGCAGCAGCCCCAAAACTCGCGGCCGTTCGGCTTGAGATCGACGCCATATTTACGGGCCATTTCTGTCAATGAGACGGTGCGCTGTATGCGCTCAACGTCGTTGCCCATGCGAATATGTCCTTACAGTGTTGCGTCGAATGCTTATTTCACAACACGCGCGAGACAGGCAAGCCCCGCGCGTGGATTTTTCTAATCAAACAGAAGCTTGCGGAGGTCATCGTCTGTCTTGACGACGCCGGCACGTCCACCGGCATTGCGCACGGCGGTTAGAAAGGCTTTCTGCTCAGTAGTGGCCGATGTATCAACCTTGATCTCTGCCGCTACATATTGAGCAATGGTTGTCCCGACCATTTCGGGCGTGATTTCCACAGAGACCCAGCCGCCGCAGTCAGACCACCCGGTAAACCCGGTATTGAACGGGCGGGCGTTGCGAATGACGACATCACCGGGCTTCACTGAAACCTTGCGGACCATCGTCACGCGCTCGACTTTGCCCACCCAGCCCATACCAGTCTGTTGACGGAAAAGCCGCGCGCCCCATTCGGAGGCGCGCTGCATAAACGTTCGCATTACGTCGGCTTCATTCATCCGAAGATCATCCAGAGAATGAATAGGACGCCGATAATCGTCCAGCCGTCGCCGAGGGCGATAGAAAATTCGCCCTCGCCTTGCGTAAACTTGATGTCAAAAAGGCCATTAAGCATTGGTATATCCTCCAATTAAAATGGGATATCGTCGTCAAGGTCTCGGCTGAAATTGCCGCGTTGATCCTGCCGGCCCCGGTCCTGTTCGTTGCCGTAGAACCGACGATCATCCTCGCGGCGCTCTTCGCTGCGACCGTCGCCGCCGCCGTCTTCACGCTTGCCCGAAAGCATGGTCAGCGTGCCGTTGAACGCCTGCAAGACGATCTCCGTCGAATAGCGATCCTTGCCGTCCTGATCCTGCCACTTGCGAGTTTGAAGAGCGCCTTCGATATAGAGCTTGTCGCCCTTCTTGACGTAGTTCTCTACGACCTTCGCAAGCCCTTCATTGAAGACAACGACCGTATGCCATTCGGTCTTTTCCTTGCGTTCGCCGGTCTGGCTATCCTTCCAGCTTTCCGAGGTAGCAAGCCGCAGGTTGGCAATCTTCTTGCCGCCCTGGGTATTCCTGATTTCCGGATCGGCCCCGACGTTGCCGATAAGGATTACTTTGTTGACTGAACCGGCCATGATTATGCAGCCCTCTTTGCTTCTTGACGGAGACGGCGCGCAATTTCGCGCTTGCCCTGGTGAGGCATCCACCGGCTATTGCGCACGTAATCGCGCGTCCGGTAGCCGCCGATGAAGCGGCGGCCAATCGCCGCCAATGCCTTTTCAATCTTGCTTGTCATGGGGTTTTATCCTTTCATTTCCATGATGAGCCGATACCCTTGACGGTATCCGACGTTTTCAACCCCGAGGCCGGAGCCCCTGAGTTTCGTTCGAAGGTGGCAAAGCGCCACCTTGAAAGCTGCGTACATGCGCGATGGTGTCGGGCCGCCGTCCGGATCGTCCGCATACATCGCGTCGAAAACCCGCTCAGTGGCGACCGGCATTCCCTTCCCTTTCCAGATCGCGCCGAGGATTTTGGCCTCAAGCGGGGTTGCCTTCACCGCGTCAACGACGATCTCCAGCGAGGGGACCGTTACGGCCTGCTTGCAGCAGGGGCACAGCAGCGGCTTTGTGATCGCGAGCGGCTGGCATTTCGTCACAGACGCGCGGCTTGCCAGATCGTCCAGGGCGCTATCCGCATGCCGCGTGCGGCCATCGCTTCCGGCGCTTGGAAGGCGGCGCTTGTCTGTCTTCGGGAGCGGCTTAAGGGGGCTATTCATTCTCTGTGTCCTCTATGTTCACCGCGTTCCCCGGCGCGGGCTTGCCAGTAATTCCAAAACTTTTCCGTGTGGTCCTGCTCAGCCGCCACGCGGGCGGCTTCCAGGTTGATTTCTTCCAAGGAGACGTTGACCTCCTGGACGATGCGGCCGACTGACGGCCCCTCTTTTTTCTTGGTGTAGACGTGGCCGCAGCCTGTGCACTTCGGCGCGGGCCGATGGCTGGCGAAGCACTTCGGGCAAGTCACGTTCTCAACTTCGCTTTCGCTCTTCGCGAGCCCTTCCAGCGTCCATTCGCGGTCATCATCGGGCAGGCCCAGGCGCGAGAACCCGCCGACCATATCCAGAAGAATATGCGGCTCGTCGGTCTCGTCGCGGCGCAGGCCCCGGCCGTGCTTCTGCAGATGCTTTGCGAGGGATTGCGTCGGGCTATCGTCCAAGACGCACTCAATGGTCACAGGCCGGTCAACTTGCGCCGACAGGTCGAAGCCCTCGCAGAACAGGGAGCAATTAAAGATCAGGTCTAGCTTGCGGTCTGCGAAGTCCATAAAGGCCGCGCGACGGTCGTTCTGTTGCGTCGTCGCATCGAGCGCGATTGCATTGATCCCGGCTTCACGGAACATAAAGGCGTGCTGTTCGGCCGAGGCGACCGAAGGGCAGAAACCGATTGTGCGCTTACCGGGCGCAAGCGCCTTCCAATGGCTGACAGCATTGGCGACCACGGCGCGGCCGGCCATAAGCGCCTCAAGATCATCCTGGACATACTCGCCGCCGCGTATCCGCAGGCCAGCCAAATTCAACCCGGCAGGGGCGAACGCTCGATACCGTTGCAGCCGGCCAGTCTCGATAAGCCAGTTCAGCGATGGACCCATTACCATCACGTCCCAGGCGTCGCCCAGCGGCTTGCCGTCCAGGCGTTGCGGCGATCCGGTAAGACCGATCAGCTTAGCGCCGGATTTCTTGTAAAACTGTGCGACCGCAAACCATCCGGCCGCCATGCTCAGGTGAGCTTCATCGACCATGATGTAAGAAGCCGGGATTCGCATCATCCGGTTCTTGAGCGTTTGAATGGAGGCTATGAAGACGCGATGATATTGGTTGTAGTGGTAGCCGTTCGCGATGTAGGAAAACGGTATGCCGAATTTCTCAAACGTCTTCGCGGTCTGCACGATCAGGTCAACGCGATGGACGCAGAAAATCACGCGCTTGCCAGCGTCGAATATGCTCTTGATCAGCGCCGCCGCGAGGACGGTTTTACCGAACCCGGTAGGAGCAAAGACGAGTACAGCCGCCGAGGATCGGAGGGCAACGCGGAGCTTGCCGCGCACGTCTTCTTGATCTTGAAACAGGCTAATCAACGCTTCATCACCAGCTTTTCAATCTGCTCCTGGAAAGGAGCGAGACGCGCTAGGCGCATTGACAGGTGGTCGAGGTGGCGGGCGTCCTCAGCCGACAGAACAAGAAGAGCGTCGGCCGGCTTGTCATCGTGCATCTTCGCACGAAGCAAAATCCGGTCGATCAGCAACGACTGTTCGAGGAACGTGAGGGCGACGAAATCAGACATCGGGCATGAGGTCCGACAGTTCGAGCTCTACCCCGAGCCGCTTCGCAGCAGCCAGCAACCGCGCCTGATCGCCGCCATTGATAAGCCCCGTCTCGCTACGGAGAACCCGCGAAATCTTCGAACGATCGCGGTCAATTTCTTTCGCCAGTTCCGCGCCGTTCAGCCCGAATTTGGCATACACCTTTTGCCAAGGTGTCATCTTGATTGCCATGTGGAAACCTCAACTGTGTTGTGCGTCGCGCTCAAATCATGCGCGTCTCACATCAATATGTTGCGTTTCCCACATTGTAAACAACAAGTGCGATGTTCCACGTTAACTATTTTTACGCATTACCAATGTGTTAACGTCAACCTGCTATTGCAACGTGGTGCTGAAAGTGCAACATTCACACCCGAGTAAAGGAACAGTAAATATCCACAGAGGAGAAATATAAGTGACACAATTTAACGGTAAGTGGTTTCATGACCAATTGGCGATAAGTGGCAAATCCTTGCGCGGATTGGCTAAATTCATGGGTGTTGACCCGTCCGCGGCCTCCAGGACGTTCAGCGGCGACCGTCGCATGAAGATAGAAGAGGCAACACAAATAGCCACCTTTTTAAATGTCCCCGTTGCCGAAGTATTCAAACATGCCGGGGTTGACGCTAGTAAGATAGGCTTACAACTTGAAATCACCGGTTTTATAAATGAGAGCGGCGTAATCGAGGGGCTGAAAGAAAGTATCCCGATGCCGCAAGCGATTCTGAAAAAGGCGCAGATCATGATAGGCGTCGGCGAGACAAAGGTTGCGGCTATCCAGGTCCGCGCCACGGCCGGCCCGCTATCGATTTGGGATGACGCCGTTATGCTCTACAGCCTCACCGATGCAGTCGAGCAGGAAGCCGTAGGCGTCCTATCCATATGCAGGAATAGCAACGGCGACCGCTTCCTAGCGAAGATCGATAGAGCGCGGCGCACTGGCGAAAGCGTCGTGATTTCCCCGGCAGGCAAGAGGGAAGAAATGACGCTGGTCTCGGCGACGCCTGTTCTCGCGGTCATCACCTGAAACGAAGAAAGGCCCCACGACGCAACTCGTAGGGCCTTCGATCCTGGGAGGATCAGAGCGCTTATCGTGCGCTATTCGCCGGTTCCCTTCACAGGACAATGGAGTACAAGCAACCGGATCGCCCCCCACCATTACGGACGCCCATCGGGCGAATTGGTTCGAGAGACAGCCGCCCGGCATCAAAAGCCACGAATGCACGCCCCCACGGGGATAGGCTTGTGCCAGCTAGTCCCGACCCTTCGGCCGTCTCTCGTGTTGCGTTTATCCCATCGTTAAATGTGATTTGTCAACGAACACAACAAAACTAAATTTACGCACATTTTATTGTTGACCAATGCGAGAACAGCATTTACTTGTTGTGATCGCAGCAACAACGCAACGCGAGTTTTCACCATGAACGCACGAGTTACCGTCCCCGACGACGCGCAGGAAATCACCCCGCAGGATATGTCTTTGGCGGGCATTGAGGGAATTTTCACCGACATTTCAAACGAGGCGTACCACGCCGGCCAGGGCATTTCTAAATCTGGCCTCTGGACGATCTACGAGAAGACGCCCGCCCATTTCAAGTTTCCGCCCGTCAAGAAGGAAACGACGCAGACCCAGGCAATCAAGGACTTCGGCACGGCGGCGCATTTGGCGATCCTGGAGCCCGACGACTTCGAAAAGCTCGTGATCCGTGGTCCCGAAGATCGCAAGGGCAACAAGTGGAAAGACCTTATCAACGCGCCTGACAACAAGGGCAAGCTTGTCCTGGTCGAAACAGCGTATGACGACGTTCTCGCGATCCGTGACGCGGTACACCGCGACAACTTCATAAACCAGCTTTTGACGTGCGGCGACGGCATCAACGAAGCTACTGGCTACGTCATTGACGAGCAGACCGGAATGCTTCGCCGCGTTCGCCCCGACCGATACCGCCGCGACCTTGGCGTTATCGTTGACATCAAATCGACGGAATGCGCCGCCCCGAAGAAGTTCAAGAAATCCGTGGTCAACTACGGATACCACAGCCAAGAGGCGTTCTACACCGACGCTTGGCGCGATCTCGGATGCACGGTCAACGGCTTTGTGTTCGTCGCCTGGGAAAAGAAAAGCCCATACGCAAAAGTCGTTTGGGAGCTTCCGCCGTCGATTGTCGAGGAAGGCCGCGAGATTATGCGGAACTCGCTCAACACCTATGCCGATTGCTTCAAGGCCGACCACTGGCCCGCTTATGGCGATGGCGTCCAGGAGCTTACCTTTGACCGCTGGGATTACAAGAACACCCGGCCGCCCGAAGACGACGAAGACGAAGCGAGCGACGAAGAATGACGGGGACAGGAACCGACCCCGCCAAGCCGGCGCAAGAGCATACGCGCCGGCTCCTGAAAGTCTTTTGGGCATCCGCGTACATGCACCGCCGAGCCCCAGGACGAGCCAAAGAAACCCACGTAATCCCGAGTGTCGCCGGGGTTGTCCACCACTCAACCGGCCTGTTGCGCGAGCGCGCTATGGCCCTGCTTACCGAGGTAACCGATGGCATACGCACAGACACAACAGCGTGAGCAGCTTCCGGCGCTGGATATACGCATTCTGAAAGCCGATCTAGCGAAGATGGCGCCCGAGTTTGCGAAGACGCTACCCGCTCACATCACCGTTGATTTTTTTGTTCGCACTTCGCAGACCGCAATCTCTATGACGCGCGGTATCGAGAAGGTCCGCAACGCCGCGTCGCTCTTGGCGGCTTGCGCTAAGGCAGCGGCAGACGGCCTTATCCTGGACGGCCGAGAGGCCGCGCTAGTCGTGGACTTCCGTGGCGACGTTCAGTATCGCCCCATGATGCGCGGCCTGCTCAAGCTGGCCCATCAGTCGGGCGAGCTTAAGAGCATCGTCGTTGAATGCGTCTATGAGGGCGACGAATTCGATTACGTGCCGACCGACGCGACCGCGCCAATCTCGCACGTCGTCAATCTGCGCAAGGATCGCGGCGAAATCTTCGCGGTCTATGCCCTCGCTACCAAGCATGACGGCGGCCTCGTCTTCGAAGTCATGACGCTTTCGGAAGTCAACAAAATCCGCGACCGTTCGGACGGCTGGAAGGCGTACAAGGCCGACAAGATCAAAAGCACGCCATGGTCAACCGACTGGACCGAAATGGCGCGTAAGACCGTTTTCCGCCGCCTGTCCAAGTATCTCCCATCGTCGAGCGACAAGAGCGCCTTTGCCAGCGCCGTGCAGCGGATCGATGAGGATTACACCTTTGACGCCGACGCCGACGCTACCGGCGAGATTTCCACGCCCAAGCCTGCATCCAAGCAGCGCGGCGGCGCAGCGGCGGCCCTCAAGAACATTACGCCAGTCGCACCGGCCGAGCCGGCGAACGACGACGAGACGCCACACGACAAGATTACGGGCGAAGTCCTGGACGGGGAAATCCTGGACCGCGAAGACCCTGCAAAGCAGGAAGAGGATGACATTTAATGAACATCGAGCTTGGCAAATTCTACGTGAACAAATCGGGCAGCAAGCGCGGCCCGATCATCGCCAGCGGGAACAAGCATTTCCCGTTCAAGTGCGGTGCAACGCTCCAAACATTCACCGTCTCGGGCACATTCTACACAGACGCCGATAGCTCTTACGACCTTGCCGGGGAATGGATCGAGCCGGCCGCCGATTTCCCCGACTTCGCAGGCGGGGACATGCAGACGGTTCGCCTCATGGGGCACGAAACCCCGGTCAAGGTTGACCGCTCGCCCGACGCCGCCGACGCCATGGCCTACGCGTTCAGCATCAGAACGCCATTGCCAGAGGTGAAATGGTCATCAATGGAGCCGCTTATCGAAGGGTTTCCGCAGTCAGTCCCAACGTTCAAGGATTTCGCCGCCCCAGGCTATGAGGAGTTGGCCGGCGTTCTCCAGATGGCCCATGACCACGCTGCGACCGGCAAGGGCAAGGAGCGCCACGCCAACGGCAAGCCGTTCGATGATCAGCCGATTATGGTTATCCCGGCAATGTTGGGCAGCATCGAAGGCCAGATGTATCAAATCATCAAGAAGGCCCAGGAGGCTAACAGCATGGCGAAACGCGGCGAAGACGACGCCGCAATTTCAGAGCTTCTAGGCGTCATCAATTACGCCGCCGCAGCAATTCTTTCCCTGTAACCATCACTCACTATCAACCCACCGCAGCCCAACGCCACGAAAGGAAAATATCATGGCAAATCAGACCGGTATCGCAATCACCATCAAGGCTTTTCTCAACACGGGCACGAGCGCCGAAGATCAGTACAAGGCGCTTGGCGTCCTCATGGACGCGCAGAAGAGCGGCGACTATACCAAGCTCCTCGGAATGTCTACCGTCGAGGAAGTCAAGGCCGAGCAGAAGACGCGCCGCGTTGCCGCCCCGGCCCCGGCCGCCAACACCGCACAGCAGACCACGACACAGACCACCGAGACCACCGACGCATCCGGCCTTGCGGCGGCCCTAGACGCCGTTCCGCCTGTTGGCCCGGTTGATGGCGCAGCACCTACCCCGAGCGAGCCAGCGGGCACCGTAGGCGGCGCACAGATCGAAGGCGACGACGAACCGGCAAAGACGGAGGAGGAACCCGTAGAGGTTCCGGCATTTCTCAAGGCCGGCGCAGTTGCTGCATAACGCTCTGCACATGCTACACCTGGAATGAAGAAGGGCGGCCATTGAGCCGCCCTTTTGCTATCCGATGAATTCGACCCGCGTGTGAAGGTCATATGTCGGCCATACCGTCCCGCCGCCCGTAAAGCTGAATAGCGTACTGACGACGATAGGAGCGCCCGCGTCAGAATAGGCATTGAATACCCAACTGATTTGCTCGCCCTGGGTATCCGCAACGCTCGCGTCACTGTTCTGTAGCACGGCATGATTTGCGGAAGCGGCAAGCGTCATTGAGCCAGTGTTGCCCAGCGACTTGATTACCGCGACCATCGAAATCTTGTACATGCCGGCCTTGGCCGTAGAGGCAACGATAGAGCGCTGCGTTACCGCTCCAGTCTGCGCTAGCAGATCATCCTTTGCGATAATCCCCGTCGATGTCGAGCCGCCAGCAGCCGTCACAGCAGCAGCAACGAACGCCGTGCTAGCCGCCTTGGTAGTGTTGTCGCCGGCCGCAGGCGTGGGCACCGTGGGCGACGATGTGAACGCCGCAATGCCTGTGCTTCGGCTGATCGAAATGACAGAGCCAAGGAACAAGCCGTTGTCGTCATATCGATAGAACCGCAGATCGCCGCCGCCGTTTCCGGAACCCGTATCCGCGATATCGGTTCCGACGTTCCACCGCGTCTTTCCGCCCGTCGTAAGCGTCATGCCCTTGAAGACGGAGCCCGTAGCCTCAAACGTTAGGTTCGCGCTGACGACCCCGCCAGACTGGCGAACATAGGTGGTTGCCGCGTCGGATATCTTTAGATGCGTGTCAGATTCGGCAATGGTCGCATAGGTAGCCGCCGCCTCATCTTGCGTTAGGTACGTCTGCGACACCATCGTTTTTGTTGCGAACTGCGACGGGTCGAGATTGCCGCTATCCCAGGGCGTATCACCTGGAGCATCCGCCACTGCGTTGAAGATCGGCCGGCCGTCGAACGTCGCAACGCCATGCGCCGCGAACGTTAGCACCTCGACGCCGCTTGACGAAATTCGGATACCCTGGGGCCTTCCGGTTCCTACCTGATCATTCGCGATTACGAAGCCCTGACTAAATGAATCGCCCCCGACAATAAGCGCCGCATCGCCGGCCTTGATAATCTGGTTTATGTTTTGTGCAGCCGCAGGAAGAGCCGGGAAGAACCGCAGTTGGCCCGTCACCGGATCGGCCGAATTGATGACAGTGAGGGCAGGCAAGAGCGAGTTAGGGTTATTGTCCCCGTTCTCGATAACCGCGCCCTCGCGAACGGCGAAAATCGTAGGGTCGAAATTCCCGGTATCGTAAGGCGTGTTTCCCGCAAGCGTTGGGCGGAACTTGAACGCAGCTATGCCCGTAATGGGGTCGATGTAAAGCGGCGCATCAGGGTTGTTTGAGCCTCCCCCGCCCCCGCCGCCGTTGCCTTCCGACACCAGATTATTGACGGCGGTTATCAGTTGACGAACGCGGCCGAGAATGGCCGCGCTGTCTTCCGAGGTGTACAGTTGATCGATAGACATAAACCCTCCGAATGCGATGCTATTTCCAGCAGCCCTGCCCCGTCCCAAAGCTGTTGTGAGAGGCCACCTGTTCAGCAAATGGCCTGTCACTCTTCACGATGTACGCCCGCGTACCAGCCGAGGGCGTCAGCTTCTCCCAGCCGTCACAACCCGCTGCATTCGTCGCGCAGCCCGCCAAGGGCAACGCAAAGGCCAGCGTCATCAAGGCTATGCACTTCCGCATCTGTGTCCTTCCTTTCGTGTAGCGCCTGCACCGACGCCTTTAGAGTGTCGATCCGAGACGATGCGGACCCGAACCGATAAGCCTCGAACCCGTACACGGCGAGAAACAGCGACACGACGAGCGCCACCCAAAGCCATGCCGGGATATTCTTGATTGCCGCCCACGCGGCGAGGATCGCGCTCACTGTCCGCGCCTCCGAAGAAGTGTCACGGCATAGTGACAACCTTCGGCAACGCAGCCGAGAGCGCCGCCAACGATGATGTTGAGCGCCATGGCAATATCCGGATCGCTTGCCAAGCTGTCGCTGATGTCGTGGGTAAGGATGCCGCGCGCCACTAGGGCGGCTGCTCCGTACTTGATGAAAATTCTGATGAGAATGGCAGTCATGTTTTCGCCTCACGTTGAACAGAGGCGACAATCCCCGGCAATGGTTGCCAAGCTGAAATCAGAACGAGCCGAGCGCGCCGGAAACTAGAAACTTTACCGCGACCAGGGCGAAGGGCGTCAGGAAGCAAAGGCCGATAGCTAGAACAATCTTGCCGATTTTGGAAAAGCCGGCCGTCATGGCGGCCTCAATGCGCACGAGTGCAGCGTTGATATGGGGCTGTTGAGCTTCGAGGGTGACAACACGCTCTTTCAAGTCGCCAATCCTTCCATGAAGCTTTTCAAGCTCGCTTCGCACAATTTCATCCATGATTTGCCGCCGCCAGTCTGTTAATCCAGCGGCAGCTTTAGGGCTAAACAGTTGGCGCGGTGGTATCGCTAAGCGACATTGCATATTGCCAAGCACCATCAATGTCCGCGTCAGTCTTCCCGAACTTCGCCGAGATCATGGCTAGCCAGGGGTCATCACGGTAGAACTTTTGGGCCGAGGTCCAGTATATTTGCGCCATCGTCCTATCCGGATCGTTGAGCGTCGCAATCGCCGCGTCTACCATGTCAGGGGTAACGTTCAGCGTCATCATCCCGAGCTTGAAATCGACAGGATCGAGCGGCATGAATTGCGGCTTAGCCGGGTTGAGGAACGCCAGCAATTCCGCGTCGTCATCGGCCAGGAATTCAGACGCATAACTTTGCTCACCAGTGAACGCACCGACAATCTTTCCGTCTGTTCTCATTACGTACATTTTACGCTCCAATCCTCGGGATTTGGTAGTCTTCCCATCCCATAGAAGTACCTACAGCAGTTCCGTTAGCCACAACGAAAGTAGCAGAGAAGTATATCTGCTTTGCCGTGTTAGTCCGCACCTTACCGACAGCGTCACCGCTAACACTATTTGCGGCGGTTGCACTTGATGCCATTGCACGAATAGACCATGTGCTGGCCGTAGGTGGCAAATTTCCATCAGTCATATACACGTCGGTGCTTGAGTTTACTACTGGCGCTGCGGTGCAGATGATTGTTGCAAGCAAGTCAACTGATATCCCATTAGGGATTGACGGCCACGTCACCAGCGCCCTAGCGAATGACGCTGCAACTGTCGCCTCTTGTACAGCGGCAGACAATACGGTTTTGTTGCCCGACATCGTGCAGGCGCGGATTGTCGCGGCGGCGGCCTCTGCAATCATGCAGCCGAGGCGGATGACCAAATCATAACCGGACGGGACGACTGGAGCCGTTGCGCTGGTCGATGCAATAGCCGCGAAACTCCGGTCAGATTGCTTGCGGAGCGCCCAAACGTGGTAGGTTGCGCCGGCAGCAAGCGCGCCGGCATCGAGCTTTCCAGCGCCGACGCCTGATAGAGTGATGGTGTATGTAGCCGCGTTGGCAACGAACTTTCCGTTACCCTTGGCAGAGCCAACGGAAATATCAATCTTTGTTGTCGGCGTCGTCGGGTTGTTTGCCAGTATTAGCCGATCCACGAAATCAGGAACGCCGGCAGCGACATTCAGCAGGTCGTTGCCATTCATGTCGATGTCGCCGGCCATTACCCCGCCTGCAAGCGCCTGCGCTATCGGCAGCCATTGCGACACAGAATAATAATACATGCCGACGCGGGTCGTATCGAAATACAAATCACCAGACTGCAACGCGGTCCCGTCATTCCGTTTAG